CGCCTGAGCCTAAACCATTATCTTCTATATTTTTTATTTCTTCGTCTGTTATATGAGGAAATTGTTTTTTTAATTCAAGAATGCTAATTTTTCTAATTTCTCCTACATAATATAAATCATCAAAATATGGAGATTCAGTAAATGAATATACAATATCCGCAGGGTCTACATAATCTATTGTTATACCTTCTGCTTTATTAAAACCATTTTTTACACAAGCCATTCCTATAACTGCAACATCATAATCAAGCCTTTTCTTTGTAAGCTCATATTTATTTTTATCAAAAACATTTGCAAGCGCTTCTTCTTGAGCAATTTCAATACCTTGCTTATAATCAAGCTGCATATGTACGCTTAGCTCTTTTTCATCATATGGTAATTTTTCTTTTTCAGTTTTGTATATATCAATACCAAGCTCTCTTTGTACGCTATCTATATATTCTTTACTACGCATATCGCGTAATACATTTTCCATATAATCGCTTCTTTGTTTTACAGATGAAGGGTCTTGAGAGTATGCTTTTATATCATACATTCTTTCTGCAATACCATTTACTACTATATCTACAAACTTTGGTATAATAGGGACTGGTTTCCAATCTAAATTTAAATAAGATAAATCCCCATTTATTGAAAGTTCATCTTTATACTTTTGTATTGATTGCTCTCCTCTTGCATATAATCTTAATCTATGAAAGTTTTCACGATTAGATTGATACCTTGAAGTACCAGAATCTTTTTTAAACCATTCCGATTCAATAGCTCTTCCTATCTTCTTACCATATTCTATGCTAGCTTTTTCTGCGTCAGATACTGACATACTCGGAAATAATCCTGTTGGGTGTGACTTTGCCATTTACTTTAATATTTTTGATAAACTACCTTGATTATTATATTTTTTAAATTCAAACTCTAATTTCTTTTTTGTTCTTATTACAGCGGGCGCATACATATTTTTATTACAAGCCATAATTGCAAGCCCTGAGCTTATTGCTGCATCAAACTTTGTTCTTTTATTTATATCAAACAAAGCCCAATCATTTAATGTGCGGTCAAAATATAAATCACCATAGTTATTATCTTCTTTTAATCCTACGTGTTTATCTATATATGACTCTATTGCTGCTGCATGCGCTTGTCTAATATCTTCTGAGGAGTTTGGTATACCTCCTATTTCTTTTTCTGCAACCGATAATTTATTATAACTTTTATCGGGCCTATTCATTGAATATCCTCTATAACCTCTTCTTTTTAAATAATATAAAAGTCTTGGCTTATTGTTTTCTGCTAGTAGCGGCATCCCATAAAATACTAATGCCATCAATACATCTTCAAAAAACATTTCCGCTGTTGGCGGTCTTGATACATATTCAAGAAAAAAACTATTAGAAGGGGCTTCGTCCAAGCTAAACTTAGTCAATCCATGCAAAGCTCCTTTAGATCCTTGACCATCTGTCGTCCCAGATATATCGTAACTATCGCATCCAAAAGCCCCTAAGTGTTCATTACCGGGATATTTTTTTCCACTTCTATTAATTACAATGTTTTGCATATGTACAGGAGGAATCCAAGAAACATTAAATCTACCTTTCATATCGGGCATAAATATAACCTTGCTATCTTTTATACCGTTCTCCCATTGAAAGTTTCCTTTTGATACTAATCCCGAACCTTTCAAATCTCCGTTGTAATCTATTTGTTCGTATATTTTTTGTAAATTAAATATACTGTTTTTTGTTTCGTCTCTAAACGCATGCTCCTCAGTACGCGGGAATTGACGATAAAATTCATTTAGTGCGTCTTGGTCACCTTTAAGACCGTCTGCTTCGTTCTGCCAATGCTCAATAACTCCTGTTCCAATTGTTTCTCCATAATTGTCGCGAGCGCTAGTATCTCCAGATTCAAAGACAGGCAAGCCGCAATCGTCGATAAATCCTTCGTAGTTCCATTCCATAGGTATGAATAAGCTATATAATCCAGAGCTTGTTTGTCCATTCCTGTTTCGTTTTGTAACGTCTGAAGCATAGTATAATTTTTTAAAGTTATCACCACCCTTATCTAATGCGTTTGATGTTGATCCCATCATACACTTACCTATAATCCTACTTCCCAATCTAAGAGTTGTTTTTGTTACTCGCCAGTTATTTAATATATTATCTGGCCTTTCCCATTTACCAGATTCGTCGTGTACTAATAATTTTAACTTTTCACCATCATAAGAGTTATCCCCTGTATTTTTCCAGTCTATTGTTGTATCGAGCCCTTCGAGCGCTTCGGGCTTGGCGGCGCCGGTTGCACTGATGGACTTCCTAGTGAGCTTGGAAGCGGGTACTCTGAATGCAAGTTCGGTTTTGGGCCTATCCATTCCGTCTTGTATTGGTTTGAAGAAAAAGGGATAGTGGACTGATATGGGTACCACTTTGTCTGTAAACATCTTCTTTGCATCTGCACCACTCTTCGATAAGATTCCGAATCGAGAGTCGGAACTGATAGTAGCTTGGTTAACTGTTTCGCTTGATGACATGAAACTAAAACCGGATCTCCTATTCTTAAGATAGCAAATTCCATAGCATCTTTGATCTGCCTTGCATGCCTCCCAGAATATGAAGAATAATCTGTTTGCTTCTCGAAAGTCTGGCTTCCCAACATCAATCTTGGACCACTGCAAGTACATATAATGAGAGCCAGTAATATAAGTGCTACAACCTTTGTTGCGAAACCAAAAGCCTTCTTCGCGTCTGGTAAATTCTCTATCAATGTATGCATACCATTTTTCTTTTAATTCTTCAGGATAATTTCTCCAATCGAATATTGTTTTTAATCTTCTAAGTTCAGCTGGATAATCATGCGCAATCCATTTATCATCTATGCTATACACATCTCTTTCAGCAGGCAAAGCAATCTTTAAATTTTGTATTTCATATACTTCCCCTATTTGTCCTGTTTTACTTATAACAACAACATCATGTTCTTCGTTGTAACCATACTTCCATTTTTTGCTTTTGTTTAATCTGCTAATGGTAGTTTTTTTAATTGGTTCAATAATCTTATATAATGTTTGTTGATATGCCATTACTTAGATTTTTTTTCTGCAAACCCAGAAAATGTATTTTCTTTTGTTTGCGTTGGTTTATTTTCAAGTAAACTTTTTTCTGCCTCTATTCTGTTTAATATTTCAAAAGCATCAAATATTGCAAGTTTCTTGGTAGCAGCAGCATTTTTTAATCTATCAGCTGAAATATCATCATCTGTTTCAACAATAGCTTCTTTTGCTACTTTGACTAATTCGTCAACAGCTTTATAGCCAGCTTGGATTATATTCTCTTTCTTCTTCTTTATATCCATAACGTATAGATATTTCGTTATTTATTACTCTATATAGTCTTTCACCTTCTATTACAAATTCATATTCACTATCTGGAGTAAATCCTATTTTTTCATTAACCTTAAAGTTATTCGTATTATCTATGTATTTGATAATACCTGTTAATGACATTTCTTTATTGATTGAAAACTTATCATCGTTTAATAAAGGTTTTACAAAACTAAATCCTTGATTCGCTTTCCATATGCCATTACGCTTGTAAAGAAATATTTGCTCAAGTTCGCAGAAGTATAAATTATTTTTAAAATAACTTTTACTATTGCGTTCAATACCTCTAACATCATGCCAACGACGAAATATGTTATGATGAACATAAAGCTCATCACCTCTGTTAATATGTGTATCACGTGCTATCGGTGTTTCGCAAACTATTGCTTGACGACTTACAAATTTATGATTGGATATATCTGTGTTTAATATTAACTCTTTATCCCCAACTTTTTTTGTATTATCGTATCTTTCTTTTTTAGGTTTTATTAAAAAGGAATATATTGGTTTCATTAATATTGTAAATTATACTCAACAGATATTGCCATGTTTTTATTAAAACTTTTCCAAGGTAATACATCTGTGCCTTTCTTTATATAAATAGAATACTTATCTTCTTCTTCTATTATATCACATATTGTATGACCCCCATAAACGTCTTGCCCTACGGCATAGTGCATTGCATCGGTTTTATAATTTTTTCCAATACTAATCTTTCTTATCAGCTTGCTCATCTGTTTCTTCTGTTTCAGTGAGGCTACCATCTTCTACGTTAATACTAACATTACCGTATGTTTCTTTCAATTCCATTTGCATTGTTCTAAGTTCTTCGCGAACCGTATCAAATGCTTTTAAAACTTTATTCTGATCTACAGCTAAAGCCCCTAACTTATATTGTAGATTATTTAAAACTGATATTTTTGCTTGAAGTTGCTCAAGCTCCTCTTTTGTTATTTTATTTTTTGACATTTTATTTTATTTAATTTAATTACACTATATACAAATATAATGTTTATTCTTTTATATCACGCGTCCACACTACACTGAGAGTAATAAACCCTAAAGCACATTGCAAAGTTGTATCATACGTTCCATCATCAAATTCTTGATGGCTATATAAAAATCCAACCATAAACCCTATTATAGGACCTATAGTTATATCTGCACTTTTAACTTGCCCTATTATTAATAATAATGTAAATATTCCAAGTAATATATATGCTATCATTATTCAACTAAATCCCAAGACTGATTTTCTTCATTCCATGTATATGCTTTGTCATTCC